AAAATTATCAAATCCAAAATAGATGTTTCCAGCAGCATAAGTCTTTCTCTTAAAGAATACTGCAAATCTATATGCATGAGATTTATCAACTGCTGTTATTGGAGAATGGAATCCACCATCAGAGCTATCATCAGTACTACTATCTCTAGCTACCCATACCACTTCTTTATATCCGTGAGGTCCAATTCTATATTCTCTAGCGTTATCTGAAGTTGTACCATTTTTAACCCAAGTCAAACTATTATCTGTAACAAAACTGCCAGTTCCTACTTTCCAAGGTAATGCACCAGTGGTTTCTAATATATTACTTGAACCACCACTATATAATACTTCATGTACTCCAGCAAGATTTTTATTATTGGCAATTGTTCCAATTGCTAATGTATTTGTGAATGTACCATTAGTATTAGGGTCTTGAGCTGGTGAATCAGTTGTATCTACAAATGGTAAAGAAGCGGAAGTGATTTTTTTGATACCAAATATAGGGTCATACGTTTTAATAGGTGTAATAGAATTAGTCTCAAGAGGTATACCATCAACTCTCTCTATAGTAATTGAAGATACTCTTGAATTTGCTGTATTAGCCGGATTATACTGTGTTCCCCCACCTAATAAATTCGGGTGGTCTATACCATCAGTGGTTTCGACTGTTCTTCCATAGTTGGTAATAAACATGAATCTAAAATGTGTAGCACCTGGGTCAAATTTACTGGATGCATTGTTAGATACATCACCACCCTGTTCATCTCTGATAGCATTAAATCCACTAAATATGGCCTCATAAGTTTTTTCTTCACCACCTGCCAATTTCTCACCAGCTACTACTCCATAGTTAAAGCTATCAAAGTCATCAGCTCTAACATCAGTACCATCAGCTAATGTACTTTGTACTCCAGCATATATTCTATTTTGACCAGGTAAAAGATTTTTTATTTTAAATGATATTTTATATTGAGCATTAACATCAATCTTAATTAAAGGATTTAAATATACCCATGTTGCGCCACCATTAGTGATTAAGCCATCAGTAATCGCATTTGAAAAGGTATCACCTGCTGACCAATAAGGTTCAGTACCAGTATTTTTATTTGGATAATGAGTATCAAAAACTCCACCGGTATTACCACCCACACTATTAATATATCCACTCCAGTCGAATCTTGAATAGTTAAGTTTTCTTATAATGTGTGGACTACTTGCTTCTAATTCTGAACGATATACTACATCAGTACCAGAAGTCTTATCTATAACTTCACCATTACCTTTTATTTTTAAACATGTATATCCAGTATTATGAATTGGAACTATTACAGGCTTTGCACCTTTTTCTGGTTGTTTTAATAAAAATGGTCCTTTAGATAAATTGCCTTGAGCATCATAATGTATATCAATTTGTGGTAAATGTTGGTCAAAAGTATTAGCACTACTACCCACTCCCAAGAAAAGGTCGGTTTGAAATTGCTCATAAAATCTTTTCATTGAATTAGCAGAATTGGTTCTATTGCTCATCACAAAACAATGAGCTGATCGATTTCCAGTTGCAACACCATCTCTTATTGTAGATTTTGTATCTCGAGCACCTAAAGCAACTAAAGCGGCTCGAGTAGTAGAACTGAGTCCTGCGGCATCTTCGGTAAATCCAAATACTATCATTCCATCATTAGCTGCATCAACTGCCTGAAGTTTTGTAATCATTGCAGCTTCAGCTGTAGCTCTATCTGCATGACTAGAACCTGTACCTGAATAAGTATCAAAATTAAATACTCTATATTTTTTAGGAGTATATGAATCACCTGAAATTGTTTTTGAAGCGTTTGTTGGATTAAATACAAGTAAAGTATGACCTCTTGAACTAGTTGCGAATTTTTGTCCGTTATTACCTGAACCATTCCCACTTGCCATTTGAGCTACTGTTGAATCAGAAAAATAAACACCATCAGATTCGTGATCGAAATCTAATTGACCACCTATTACTCTAGCAGATAATATATCTGCCTTTTCAGCTGAAGTCAAATGAGCCTGGTTATCTGTAACAGTTACTTCTACTCTTTTTCTTCTTTCACCATCTTTTTCATCTTGTATTTGTTTGATTGATAATTCTCGGATATGTCCATCTTGACCTCTCCATTTACTTCCAGCAACATATCTACCTATACTCTCTTTACCACTCTTTAATAGTTTAAAGTCAATTTCAACGACAGAAGATTCATCAATTTTAGCTCCAGTAGTAATACCCGTACCTTCACCAGACAATTCTACATATTTAGAATTATAGTCTAAAGAATTTACGCTATCTAAAACCGCTTGCTTAGCATTACCTTTTAAAGTAAAGCCAGATGAATCAATGGCGGTCGGTTGTGATGCAGGGCCAAGTTGCTTTATTCTTAATCCTTTATCGTGGGTATAAAACTCATCAGATATTTTATTCCAATTAGGTTGTGCTGGTTTATAGAATGCAGAATATTGTTCGTATAATATAATCTCAATTAATACATTGAATAGATATTCTAACCAGCCTGGCTGCCATCTTGGAGAATGTTGACCATAAGGTACTTCATTTTGAATAGCAGCAAGCCAACTTCTAACACCTTCACCAATATTAATCTCTGGTGGGTTTGGATTATCTGCTCTCTGAGTTGTTGCAGACCTACTTGCTAATTCTAAATAAACTGCAGTAAAGAATTTTAATCCTGCAGGGTGCACTAATTTTTGATATTCGGTTTCCCAGTTATCTACTGATAATTCGGTTTTAATTAAATAAGAAAACTCTTGGTAATAATCACCATCGTGAAGTTTATTCACATTAGATAAAAATCCTTTTACTCCGTCCCAAGATATTCGTCTTGGGTATTCACTACCAGTTGAAGATAATCCATAATTGGTTTCTGTTATTGGCCCATAAAGATTAGGGTTACTTCTGTAAGCTAAAAACCCTCTAATTTGACGAGCTACCACTAATGATTTTCCTACATTAGTAAATAATGAACTACCTTTATTATTAAAGTTTAAATCGATTAATGGATTATTTGGCAATGAATTATTATCACGATATTGAACCATTAAGCTATTTGTTGCTTCATAAGGAACAAATGCAAATTTATAAAAATATAGCTCGCCTTCTGGGTTTTCTTCATAATCTAAATATGCACCAGGACCTCCATGTAGTCTACCACCTCCTAATGCACCAGGGTATGTACTAAAATCATGCGTCTTATCTTTTTGAGTATATCCACCGTCGTAGTTACTACTGCTTATTAATTCAACTGGAGAAGTTTGGCCATCATTTGATAATAATACTTTAACACTACCGATTCTAAATTTCTGCTCTCTAATACTTAATGCCATATTATCAGAAACTTGTACTGCTCTATCTAATGTTAATACCCCAGTGCCTGAATTAAAACTAACCACTTTTGGATCAATTTCCCCTAAACTAGTGCCATCGGCCTTGAATACCTTCCAACCATCAGGTACTTTAGCATCATAGTTATCGGAATCAATTAAAGTTTGGGGGTTAGTGCCAGATGTATTATCTACAATTATTTCTGACCTAGCATCACTGATAGTGAAAGACATGTCTTCAGCATGTCCAGTTATAACTGCATTTCCAGCCGTCCAGTTTGTATTTTCGTTGACTGACCAGAATCCTGTAGCCTCGTTAGGACTTGGATTTAAATGACTATTATTTGTAGAAGTTCCAGTTGCAGTTGCATATGCCTTAGTTGCTCCAAATTGCCATCTATTATCTGTACTATTAAAGAAGAAGTATCCTTTATTTGAAGTCTCAGTTGCACTAATAGCATCATTTGGACCATTTGTAACATTTCTCCAATATGTAACACCAGATACAGTTACTTGTTCATATTCACCTGTGTATGGATTGTCGGAAGCACCAGTTACAATGACTCTTGAAGTAGATTGATCTGCAGTTGATTGATTGACATTACATGTGAAAGTATCACCAAAACGATTTGCTTCAGTTCTTTCAATATTAACAGATATAGCAAGTCTTACTCTACGTCGAGCTTCATTAGCAGGTTCTTGAAAAGGAAAATCATTTGTGCCAGAAACATAATTTGAAATTACTTTACTAAAGTCACTTTCCCATTCACCAAATCTTCCTTTTATTATTAAATCATTATTGCTATCGATTCTTACAGTAAAAGCAGTATCAGTAATTTCATATATACTAAACTCACTCTTATTATTTTTTCGACCTGAAAATAAAATAGTATTTTTAAATGCACTTGTTGCATTTACATTAGGAGAGGCAGAATCAGCTGTTGCATTTTTCCTAAAATTATTACCAAATTCAAAATCAATAAAATATGTACCTGACCTTGTATTATCATATTCACTCTTTTTGAAGAAATGAATACGTCTTCCTTTATCCCAACCATTTTTATACCAATACTTTTCTTTGGTATCTGAAACAGATGCAGTTCCTTTATAGATACCATCAGAAGGTTTAAATAGTTGGTCTTTCGGATATTGTACTCTAGCTGGAACATCAAAAAAGATTTTGAAAAACGAAATAATACTATCTTCACTACCTCTAGTATTATAATACTCTACTATCTTTTTATATAAATCATTTCTATCTAAGTTAATCGCATCAGGTATACTTTTTGCAATTTCTTTTTGAATCCTAGTAATATAGTCTTCAGTTGTTTTATCAATGTCATGTTCTTCTAAAATTCTTTCTACAACATTAGTAGGTGAAGATATAACTTCGCTAATTGAGAATAATGTTCCAGTTAGAACTTCATCAGCGATTTCAATATAGTCGTCCATTCTATAATTGAACCCTGGTTCATTCGGAGTAATACTTACTACTTTACCAGTATCTACTAAAACATCAACTGTTAAATCTTGTCCATTACCACCAATAGTTTTTAAATTTTTAAATTCAATTATATTTGTTTTACGTGGAACAATTGAAGGTGTTAGACCAATAGGGTCTACTAATCCGATTGTATATGAAGCAGATGAAGTTGTATCTTCTGCAGTTAATAATCCACTGACTTGTTCATGCCATTGAATATTTTGTAAATCATCTGTGTTACTACCTGGTGTATTCAACTCCCAGTTTTTATCATAAAAGTCTAATGTTAAGCTACCATTTATTGAAGAAATTAATACCCATGTATCTTTAAATGCTATTCTGTTTTTATCTAATTTAGCTACATAATAATCAGGTACACTTAATCCTTGATATAATTCAGAAGCGGGAATACCACTTTGAAGAATTTCTTCTTCAGTTAACTTTTTATATTCTTGGTTATATGTTGATGGTACAAACCCGCTAATCTCTAATCCAAGTTTTGCTTCTGATACTTTAAGGTCTGTATATCTTAATGTTGTACCTGTACCGGTTTTTATAATATTTAATTTGTTGACGATACCATCAACATTCATATAGTTATAATATTCGGTAAGTAAGTCTAGAAAGTTTTTAGCATTGCCTCTTAATTGTTCTGGTAGCAATGAGTCTACTCTATGGGCTTCCGCATTATGTGGTTGAATTGCGTGTGATTCAATAACTTTATGTGCCATTATATTTAATCCCTACTAATTGTATTATATTTAGATAAACCAGCAGAGCCTGCAATACTGATGTTATCGACGTCACCAACAATAGAGGTTGAGTTTATATCTATTTGTAATATCTTCTTTCTTGAAGATATAATGTCATCAGAAGCGGGTCTTACTTTAATTTGAATGTTTTCACTCTTATCATTTTTCAACCCTGGTAAATCTACTATCCCAGTAGACGGATAAACAAATCCAACACCTGGGTTAGTGACAATCTTTCTTCCGTTTTCATCTATCTTATAAGTAACAACCACTCTTTTTGTTAAGTCACCTGGTATTGGGTGGTCTTCTAAATAATTTCTTACTCCTGCAATTTCAATAGCCGATGTAGATAATATCGGTTGAGTAGAATCACCAGTTTGGTCTAACTCAAATCCAAAATCAACTTGATGTGAATCTAATGATGAAGCAGTAGCTAACATATTCTTATAACAATATACTCTTGCTGTTGTATTTAAAATTGATGGGTCAGAATTATCGACAGCAGATAATAAATTTGAATGACGATATACTCCATCAAAGTTATTTAACTTAGTATTATTATAATCAATTAAAGTCTGTTTTATTGTTGATGCTAATGCACCTGCTGAGAATGTTGTAATACTAGGGTCGAACTTAAAGAATAATTCATAATAGATATAAGTATATTCGGGGTCTACTATAATTGGTGTTAATCCTACAACCTTTTTCTTTGAAAGAAGAGCTAAGATTTCTGTCTTCTGTAAGTCAGTTAAGAAATCAGTTGCGGTTGGTTTAATTGAAATATAAATTTTTCCGTATTGCGCAGGTATTTCTGTTTCCCCACCCCAAGATACCACATTATCGATTCCTGTAAAGTTCTTCATAATTAATGACTTATAGTCATCAGATGTAACTGCTCTTTCTTGAGCAATGAAAGATAATGGTGCATTATATTTAATTGAATCAATGTTTTCTGATTCAGAACCTCCAGCTGCTTTAGAGATAGTGGTTACTACTGCGGTGCCAGGCGCCAAATCACCCAATCCGGTTTGACCATCTTTAAATGTAAAGACTGAAGCACCATTAGCAATAGAACCATCTGATATCAAATATGTTAATCGAACTAAACCAGATGCTTGTGGTCTTTTTCCAAATAAGTTATTACCAAATCGAACTTCAAAATTACCATCTGCATTTTCATCAATAAAGTAAAGTTTAGATTGACCATCGACATTAGGAAATTCAGTAAAGATAGAATATGTTTCCGCGGTTGTTTCAATCGCAGATAGAGTATCATACACTTTTACACTTAATGTTTTAGTATCTACTTTCTGTGAATTGATTACGAATCTTTGGTCATAACTATTATCGATAGTATAATCTTCTATTCGAGTTGCTCCCTGTTTTATTGTTATATTAGGAAATGTAAATTGTCCAGTGCTTTGATCTATTTGAGCATAATTATCTGTATCAGTTTCAAACACATATGTGGTTTCATCTACCGATGTAATAAATTGAGTTCCTTTAGGAAGTTTAATTGATGCATTAGTTGAAGTACTTTTTCTATCTACCACTAATCTGATTGATGCTGCCGCAGCGGTTACAGATTTAGGAGTATATCCAAGAAGCTTAGCCCTGGATACGACATTACCACGAACTTGAGCCGAGTCAAGGAAAGATTCATTCATCGCCATGTGAGCATTCATTGCATTATAGTGAGTATTATATGCAAGAATATCTAAAAGGTGGTCCAAACCAGAACCCGTGAAATCATAGTCTTTAAACGGACCGTCCTGTCGTTTAAAATAACTTATAAGATTATTTTTAATCTTTTCAAAGTCTAGTTCTGTTGTATTGAATTGAGCCATTTATCTTAACCTCTCTAAATAAAAATCGATTGATTGTATAGGGTCTATACCTGTTATTTTATATGTAATGGTGACATGCATGTTATTACCATCGTCTGATAATTCAACTTCTACATTAGTACCACCTACTCTTGGTTCATAGGCTGATATTAAATCGGATACCTGGTCGCGAACCATTGTAATAGTATAAGGGTCAGAGTTCTCAAATAATAAATCAAATATACCACTACCAACGTTTGGTTGAAATAATCTTTCCCCCTTATTAGTTACGACTAAATTACGAACTGCATTTTTCACCGCATCCAATTCAGTAATTGGTCGAATATCTTTATATGCAGGGTGTAAAATAAATTTCAAATCCAAATCAGCGAACACTTTATCAGCAGATGAACTAACAATAGATGCTCCATTTGAATTGTAATCGTCATAACTCATACTAACTATTTATATGATTTATGAAAATAAATTCTTATCTTTTGTATGCTTATATCCTAAACTTGCTAAGCTTGCATGTTTATCATAAGTATCGGCATAAGTAGTAATCCACCTATCTTTTTTCCTCTCATAAAAATACATAAAGTGGGGAGTAAAATTAGAAGCACTATGTTTACCAACCTCTGTTTCAATCTCAGCATTAGCTACCAATACATCTTCCCATGGTGTTAAGTTACCACCTAAACTCTTTGGAAGAAAATCTTTCCAGTCAGGTAAATCAGTCGTTACATCTTCAAGTTTCATATCTCTACCATGAGCAGCTATAATATGGATTGCCTTTGTGCCAGTTCCAAACCAACCAATTTTTTCCTCAAACATAATCTTAAGCATATCTTTTAGTTTATCATCGCCTACTTTATTTTGAAGTCCGAATGCAGAATATTTGCCATCTAACATTTCGGATAAGCCCTGAGTTTTGAATTGAGCATATGCTTTATAGTCATTCTTCTTTAATTCAAACATTGGTAATGGATATTGCCTAGACTTTTCTAATGCTAATTTAGGTTTAAAATAATTTATATACTCTGGTTTGTATTCTTTCAATCCATAACCAAAGTTATTATATAAAAATAGTTGTAAAGTCTTTTCAAACGCAGGATTCCATTTACCATTCTGCCATCTTGGATTACCATCTTTAGCATATGCCCCTTCAACTGTCTTAATCACCAAATTATACATCAATTGTAGTTGTTTTTTAATCAATCGGTATCCATTTGTTACCTGGTCTGAATTAATTAGAACATTTGTCTGAGTATCAGGCTTTGTTTCGGTATCGAGATAGTATTCAAACCACATTGCATTAGGATTTTGCTTCTTCCAACCGATTGGAATTGCTCCTGCCGCCTTTGCACCATAGGTATCGACATATTTTCCGTCAACAGTAAGAGGCATAATGATCTTTTTCAGAATTTTGTCATTTAATTCCTTATTTGCCTGTTGTAATTGATTCGTAGTGACATCGGTATTGTTCATTGTGTCCTGTTGAATCACTTCAAATGTATTTGTTACACCTACTTCGGTTGCAGCGGGAGGCGGGTCCTGTTTTTCAGGTGAATTTGTATCAGTTACAGGTTCGACAGCCGCCGGAACTTGTTGTAAATTTCCATCTGCGTCGGCTTCGGCCTCTACGACAGGCTGGTCACATATTTTAAAGTCCAATAATTTGAGCGGGTCTTGGAATACTTCTAGGGTTTTCTCTAATCCGTCGACCATTCCACCCCATTTCTTCTGAAATTCAAGGAGTTTATTATTATCGGGTACACCTGAAAGCATCTGAGCTTTTAATTCGTCCAGTTGTTTCTGAAAATTAGGTATTTCGGGTATTTCTGGCAGAGCTCCTTTTAATGCATTCAGAGCGTCATCAGCCGCAGCCTGTATATCAGCGAGAGCCCCCGTGCCTAAAGACGGAAGGTTCGCGATTTTTAACTTTAGAGCTTTCTTCTTCGCCTCTAAATCTGCTAGTAAAGGATTTTTATTACATGGAAAAGCCATTAGTTATCATTCCCCGCTGAAGTTTGTGAACCATGGTCAGCATGACCTGGGTCAGTATGAGTGTGAGTATGAAGACCGATGCCATGAACTGTTATATTACCAGTTGGGAAATCGATAGAACCACTTCCGACCGTATCCAAAGATATATTACCGCCAGCATCGACATCTAATATACCCGTTCCGTCAATCTTAAACGCCCCGTTAATAACGTCTGTCCGAGCGCCTGAAGTATTATTTAAAGTTCCTAAAGTAGTCATATCTTGGTTACCCGATATAACCGTATTTAGATTTTCACCGAAAGAAATATCTCCACCTTTTACTACTTCCAATACATAAGATTCTGCAGGACTATTATTATGAGCTGCCCCTTTAATTAATCTTTTCTCTGATTTACCAATAGTAGTATCAAGAGATAGTTCAATGTTTTCTACTCTATCTTTCTTAATCTCTATGAATTCTCCTAGACCAACTTTCTTATGAACAGAACCGTGAACGTTCAAATGATAATCCTTTTCAACCTCCATATAATAATCGCCCCGAACCAATGTACGGCAATCACCATTAATAGTAAGATTGCAATTCCCCTTAACGTTTATATTATTGTCCTTAAAATATACAGAGTATTCTTCCCCAACAACTACCGTGGTCCGACTACCATCATGTGTAATCTCTTGGAAAGTACCGGCGGAGTGCTGAGATAATACCCTCTCTTTAGTCGGCGTTTCGTCGTATTCTACTATATGGCCCCGACCATATTCTGTTGTATGGCAGAACGGATATTGTGGCTGTGTAGTCTCTGTGTGGTCTGGCTGCAGCCACTCTTTTCTCTCATAGAATGGTCCCTCTGCCTTGCCGTCTTTCCCTTTAGTTCTTATTAGAGTAGCAGTGTTTGGTGGCAAGGCTGTTTTAACTCCACTAGGAGAATTGTCTTGACTATCTTTGAACTCCTTTGTCTGATTGCGCAAATCATTTTTCTTTATATAGGATTTACTAGACTTATATTCTGTTCTACTGCCACGGGGTATGTCTGTCTCATTAGGATTTCGTGGATTGTTTCCTGCAGGGTCTCCAAAACCATCATCTGCATTAGTCAAAGCGGGTGTTCTTGACGGTATAGTTCCCATCACAAACGGGTCTTGACATGCTTTACCATCTCTAAAGAATCCGACTACCCAACTACCTGGTAGTATTCCTGTGGCAGACTGTCCTATTCCTGAGCAAGACGCGGAAGTAACTGGCATCATCACATGCGCCCAGGGTAGTGCGCTAGTCGGTATACCATTCTCTGATGTAGTATTAGCTGTATGGTATCCATAGCAGCGAACGCGGACTCTTCCCATTTCCATAGGGTCGTCTATATCTTCGATCACTCCGGTGAACCAATGGAACGCCGGATTCATAAAACTATTTTCTTTAAAATGTATTGACATATTCTAAAATTCCTTTATAATTATATATCGGCAAATACCGTATCTTTCTTGCATTGTATATTGCAATAGTATTCATTACCTTCCTGCCCGAGACTGAAGTTATGGAGCACGGAAGTAATTAGATAGTTACCACTGACAACCTTATCCAAGTGCTCCTGAGTGTAATCTTCGGGGTTGTAGCCCTTGTACGTAGAAGCCTCAATAGACTTAGGAAAGAATAATCTGATTAGTTTTCCTGTAACAAGGTTGAAATCTCCGTTTAACTTAATCGTATGAGTCACGGTGTTCATTAGAGAGTTGAACGCATTAATAGAATGAATCTGTGTAGACAAGTCCTTATTATAGTTCTTAACATTAGCATATGCCATTGAATTGGTTGATATGTATTCGTTATGAGAATCAGGTAAGGTATTCAACGTATTAGACTCATTTCGTCCTACTTTAAATTGATTAGATAATAACGCCTTTCCTAGATTGTTCGTTGAGTTAGCTCGAACATGTTTACCTTCTGGTCCAGCATAGTCATATATGTTATTCTCGTATCGCTTCGTAGCTATATCTAATGTCCTATTATTAGACGCGAATGCACCCTGTGTTGATTGAGTTGGTTTACTGAGTTCTATATCAGAAGTACATGTAAGGATACGTGCAGCCCTTTCTATATAATCTAATTCTGTAAATGGAGTAGCCGTGTACCCCTTCAACATGTAATATGTATTATAGATAGGATTGGTACCTAAGTTCATCAGGTGAGTAAGAGATGCGAAGTTCGCGGTACCATCGAGAGTCTGATAGAAGAAAAAGGGAGCTCCATACTCATCATACGCGCTCTTCCTAAAGAACTCTATAGCACTCAAAGGCTCTTGATAATTCAGTATTCCACGGGAGGTTGTTGCATCCATACCGCTGATTTTTATCTGACTGAAAAATAAATCATTTTTAAGAATCCGTACTACTTGTTCTGAAGCAGAGCCAGAATAATTTCTAGAAATTTTTTGGAACTTAGAATTATATGCGTAAGAACTCATTCCTCTTAACGTATATACTTGAGCATTTTGGTTAGTTTCGCTTCTCGTATACGCAGGATATTCAGAAATATAGAACTCTGTCTCTATCGTAATAGGATTTTCTGATATGATAGGAAATTTTTCTAATTCAATAATAATTTTTTCCTGGCCAATCAGTTTAAAGGCTTCGAAAAAATTAATCGTATCTGCAATCGTTAGTTCTAATATAAGAGATGGTAGATATAATGACTCACGTATGGTAAAATTTGAGACAATTTCTTGTATCTGTTTTGCTTTTCCCTCGTGATTAATAAATTCTATTCGATTTATTTTATAAGAAGACGGATTTAAACTCTTTCCGTCGGATGTAGTATAAGTTGGCATAATAAAATTTTCCTAATAAGAAGACGTAGAGCCGGTCGACGGTGCTGTTCCAGTTCCACCTGTTGATGAATACCCACCAGAAGATGATGATGTACCACCTGATGTACCACCTGATGTTCCACCACTTCCAGCCTTTCCAATAATTCCAGGTGTCGTTCCTACTCGAGTCAAACCAGAATTTAATTTTTTCTTAAATTGTCTTGCAAATTCTCCAATAAGTTCTGGTCTGACTACTTTTATTGAAGACTTCTGGTCATTCTCGTAAATATATTTATTATAGTGAGATACATAATTAATTCCTACATCAATATTTTCAGTCGTTCCGTCATTCAAATCAACTCCATTAAACGCGTTACGTGATGATAATCTATTATTTGGATTGAATGGTTGAGTACCTGCATAATAATAACAAGGAGCATCTCTCAATGAAGAAAATTTATGCATCGTACCATCTGTTCTGTAGTATGGTGAGAAACCAGAAAATTTTCTGAATCCATTTCTATAATACGGAATAAAATATTCGTAAAATACGTCTAGGGCCGCTTGAGTCATTCCTTTTGATGCCTTGTCTTTCTGATATTCTGCAAGAGGTGTTCCGGCTGTCCTACCTGGTATTAAATTTTGGTCAACTCTCATTGAATCAAACCACTCAAATAAATGAATAATCCATTCAATTCGTTTCTCGGTCATTGATTTAAAATAGAAACCACCTTCTGATGGGTCACGTCCTGCAGTTCCGTCACCTGGGTCGACTTCTCCATTCGCAGAATTTTTTCCTATAATTGGCCAATCGTCAAACGTAAATGTAAGACTTCCGTCAGTTGACTCATCGGCTGTCCAAGTTCCGTCTCCGAATCTTGTTTCGATAGTGGTTGTTTTTAATTGTTGTCTAAATACTGGGTCGTTTACATCACCAAGAAATTTATTTTTATCACTGAAGTTAGTTAAATATAATTGATTTGTTTCATTATCCCATTTAACGATGTCAGCCGTCTCAAAATTTCTATAAACTTTTAGACCAGGGTAAGTTAAATCTAATCCAGCGAAAGTATTTCGAACGTGATTGAAATCCATACGTGAGAATGTTCCGTCTTCTGATCGTGTTCCGTCTGATTTTACGATCTGACTTGATAGTGTTGGATTAAATGTTAACGTTGCGATATTATCATACTCATTCTCAAATAAATTTTCTATTTGAGTCGTAGAGTTTGGCCAATCTGACAAATTTGTCATTGAACCATTGATGATAAAAAATGTCCAATAATAATCAGGTGTACCATATAATCTTTGAGATAGATTGTCTGGTCTTTCTCCGTCAGCTATCTGAACTTTTAAATAGTTAGCTATATCTGCTGATAGAATATCATTTACGTCAACATGTCGAAAGAGATCAATAACCGTTTTATTTTGACCACCGATATTTAAATTTGTTATGGGAAATTGATTAAAAAACATAATTAATAGTTCCAAATTGATGATGTTGTCGTCGGAGTTGTAGCATTATTATTCTCCTCGGTCAATTGTTTTTCTTCTGTTAATGTTTGAGTAGTTGATTTACCTTCTTCAGAGAATACCCACCCAGTCGCCCTGGATGCTCCACCTCGAGTGATACCACGGAGAGATGCGTTAGAACCATCACCTACATGACCAACTTCATAAGTAGCGATACCTGAATCTGAAATTTTTCTTAATGCTTCAATATCTTGTCCAGTTAACGCCCTTGCTTCTTGGAAAGTTATAGAGAAATCAACTTCTAATGGAGCACCATCACTATGCCATGCAGCTGATGTCGCATTGAATGTTGAGTTAAACGCAGAGATATAAGATGCAAAGATAGCAGGAAGATATTTGTTAACTGTGTAACCTTCGTTGGTCATTCCAGTTATAAATTCAATCTCCCAAATGGCTGGGTATTTGATAAATGCAGCATTTGCATCTTGTTTCTCATTCATACCTCCAGCATACATAAATTTTCTAAATTTTTCGTGGAGTGATTTAATTATGTTAGCTTCGTTTTGAGACTTGGCAACCAATTTAAAATTGAAAGTAAAACTTCTGATACCTGCTCCATTATATGTGGTATTCTGAAATGGATTAGAAATAATTTTAGCAGTGAATGATGAAATCTCTAATGCCTTTTCACCACCAATTCCTTTTAATCCAGCACCGGCTAACTTAGCCAATCCAGTAAAGAGACCACCGGCTGATTGAGCCGAATCAACTCCAGTAGGTTTACCAGTAATTGCTTTATTAAATAAATTCTGAAGATTGGCTCCTGCGATTCCTAATTCAGTTGTCCCTAAGTTTGCATTGTCCGCAAATGCGATATTTGGTGGACAAGGAAAATACATAGGGTGTCGAGTCAAAGATTTACCATCTTCTGATTGTTCGAAACAAGTAAATCTTATCTGTGGTCTATTAGGATTATCTAGTAAAGACTCAGGAAAGATTAATGGTAAATTACTTTGAGCTTTTCTAAATTGATTAGGGTCGAGTAAACCGGCTTTGACTGCAGAGCCAGCTCCGATGTTTAATCCGAGGCCACCCAATAATCCGCCTGCAATGTTTAGAAGTGGTAATGCCATATATTAAATCCTATAAATAGTTATTATTAGTATTTCTATTTATAGGATTTTACATGGCTTATCGTGGAAAATATAGGGTTAAGAGACCACAAAAGTATGAAGGTGATTTTCAAAATGTAATCTATCGTTCTTTGTGGGAACGTCAGTTCTTCAAATGGTGTGAAGATAATAATGATGTCGTTAAGTGGTCTTCTGAATCAGTAGTCATTCCTTATCGATGTAAGACCGATGGTAAAGTTCACAGATATTTCATTGACGTCAAAGTAAAATTTAAAAATGGTAAAACATATCTGATTGAAATCAAACCAGAAATACAAACTCAACCACCAAAAGAGAGAAGTCGAAAGACAAAGAAGTACATCAAAGAAGTAATGACTTATGCTAAGAATGTATCTAAGTGGGATCATGCTGAGAAATATTGCGCGATCCGTGGCTGGGAGTTTAAAATCTTCACAGAAAAGACGCTTAAATCTCTTGGAATACGGTTGTTAAACTAATAAATAGAACTATGGCGACGTCTCTATTAAAGAAGTTCGAAGGTGGGTTAGCCTTCAATGATATCGAGTCTTATACAAGTAAGGCTAGGACTTGGTATATGAAAGAACTAAAAGCGATGATTGTGAATCGTCAAAAATTATTAAGAGACCCAGAAGTAATGAAGAAATCTAGACTATTGCCTGGTAGAATGTTTATGTATATCTATGACCCTAAACATAAAGATACTCTACCATATTACGATAGATTCCCTTTGGTGTTAGCTTTAGAAAAAAATAAAAATGGACCAGGGTTTTATGGATTAAATTTTCATTACTTAGATTATAGAAAGAGAGCAATCTTATTATCACGTCTATTGAAATATGCAAGTGATAAAAGATTTAATGAGAATACTAAGATAAGAGTAACTTATAAAATGTTGAAGGCGGCTTCTCAACTAGAAGCATTTAAACCATGTTTAAAATTATACTTACCAAGTCAAATCAAAAGTCAAATCAAAATGATTCCTGCTGACTATTGGGAAACAGCTTTATTCTTTCCAAGTGAACAATTTAAAAAAGAAACAAAGAACAACGTCTTTGCAGATAGTAGGAGAAAAATTTAATGGGATTATTCGACGGATTAAAAAGAATCGCAAGCAATGGTGGTAAAGGTCATACTATTGATGACATGAAAGCTATCGTTGGTAAACGTGGTGGTCTAGCTAGACAAAATAGATTTGTCGTAATTATGAGTCCGCCTACTACTTCGTTAATTAATACTGATGTTCAAGGATTGATTGGCTCTGCTTTATCTGGTAATCTTGGTCTAAACGATTTTATAAATGACCCAAGAGATATTGCTTTATTATGTGAGGCTACATCTATTCCTGGTCGTTCAATTAATACTATTGAATACGAAAGAGACGGATATCGTAATCAGGTTAAGATACCATACACATATACAAATGAAGATGTTACTATGACTTTTCATTTAACCAATGATTACTATGCAAGGAAATTCTTTGAGAAGTGGATGGCTTCTGTCTTTGATAGAAATACTCATACTCTAAACTTTCAGAACGAATATACAACAGACGTAACTATCCAACAATTAGACCAAGATAACGTCGTGGTATATGGAGTAAAACTTAAAGGTTGTTATCCAACTTCAATCAATTCAATTAATCTAGATAACCAAGGTACTGATACTACTCAGAAACTACAAGTAACATTTACTTACGAAGAGTTTCAGCCTGAAGGTACAGTTGATTCTATCGTATCAGGCGCCAAAGGATTACTAGGTGGAATAAAGAAACTATTTTAAATTATAAAAAAAGGAAACTAAATTATGGCATTACCAAAACTAGAAACACCAACATATGAATGTACTATCCCGTCTACGGGAAAGGTGATTGAGTATCGTCCTTTTCTTGTGAAAGAAGAAAAAATATTGATGATGGCTCAAGAATCGAATGACCCAGCTCAGACTTTGTCTGCGTTGAAAAAGATTATTAAGTCTTGTACATTCGATAAAGTTGACCCTAATGAGTTAGCTACATACGATGCGGAGTACTTATTTCTCCAATTACGTATTAAATCTGTCGGCGAAACAACTCAATTCTCCTTGAAATGTCAAGAAGAAGGTTGTGACGAAATGGTTCCAGTAGAGATTGACTTAACTGACGTGGAAGTTAAGTTCCCTGCAGAAGAACCAGAAAATAATATTCAATTAAACGATACCATTGGTATGACATTAAAACATGTCACACTAAAAGATTCTCAAGGTTTGAATGGCGAAAATCTCAGTGATATTTCTTCAATGATAGTAACAGTCATTGATACTATCTATGATGAAGAAAAAGTCTACTCACACAAAGATGTATCTAAAAAAGAAATGGAAGCATTCGTTGAATCAATGAACCATAAACAACTTGAAAAGGTAAAAGAATTTATGGAAGCAACACCAAGTATTGAATATGATTTAACTTATAAATGTAAACATGGCCACGTAAGTAAAGTAAAACTAAGGGGGTTACAGGATTTTTTCGGGTAAGCCTTTGCCATGATTCTCTCGTGAATCATTATCAAACTAACTTTTCTATGATGCAACATCATAAATATAGTTTGACTGAGTTAGAGGAAATGCTACCATGGGAAAGGCAGATATATGTAGCAATGTTAATTGAACATATAAAAGAAGAAAACGAAAAGATGCAAAGAGCCACAAAAGGAATGAACTAAAATGGCAGACATGAATATAGATAACATTATCAAGAATAGTCGAACACTAAAACAATTAGTGAAAGATATTTCTGACATAAAAGAAGCAAATGAATCAGCACCCAGTAATGTTACTGGAGTTGGTTTCATTGATAAAAAGTTAGAACAATTTCAAGATACATTCAAAGATAATGAAACTATTAAGTTTTTCAAAGACCCTGCCAAAGGATTAGGTAATGCATTCAAAGGAATGTTCCGTCCACTTGAAGCAATCGGCGATGGAATAGAAGATACTTTCAAAAAGGGATTTGCTGGAATAAGTCAAGCAGCCCAAATGAAAATGTTGAAAGAGAATAACAAAAATCTCAAAAAGATTGCTCAAGCTCAAAACAAACTCACCACAAGTTTAAATGAATTCATTGGTGTTGACCAAGATAAAATTGTATCAGATGCGGTAGCTGAAGGTATCGGTCAATCAATTATCCGAGATTCTATCGCAGAAGATGCAGGAGCATATAAGGAAAATCTTAAAGCTATCTTCGAATTAAAATCTTCCTTTGCTTTAGTTGGCTCTAACATCCAGGGTGCAGTACTTAGAAGTTTTACAGGATTAGGTAAATCATTCACCGCTGGATTCGAAAAGGCGTTAGGTAAAGAAGGTCTAATAGCTAGTCTTGGTAAATCAATTGGTCTTGGTAAGAAAGCCGATGGTGCAGCTCAGATTAAAAATAAAGATTTACAGATAAGAGAAAAGGCCGAACAATCTAGACATAGAGGATTATTAAGTTCGATTCGTAGAAACATTCGTGATCCATTACAGAGTATAATCGGTACCTTACAACGAGCAGAAGTAAGTTTAGAAGATTTGGTTTTAACATTAACCGAGAATCCTAAAGTAGCACAAAGATTAAGAGATAGAGCTGCAGCAAGAAAAGACCAGGCAGAAGCAGAGCAACGTCGCGATGATAAACTTTTCCAAGAGAAGTTAGCTAACCGACAAATGGAATTTGATTTAACCACCCCAAGCGGTGATGATGAAGATAAAGGTGGTAAAGGAATCTTTTCTTGGCTCAAAGAAAACCTTGGTGCTGTCATTGGTGGTGCATTAGGTGGTGGTGCAGTTGCTGTTGCTGGTGGATTGACCGCCTTCTTCGGTGGATTGGT